GAGTCATCTGCTCGATGTGGTACTTCTTTCCGTTCACAGTCACATCTTTGCTTTGCATGAAGTCCTCAGTGTTACGTGTTCGTCACGTCAGCCGCCATGAACTCCCATGTGGTGTGCTCGCCCTGCGCGGCATATGGCGTGTCGGGCTGCTTTGTCGGGCTGAGTCCCGTGAGCACGTGCCCGGTGTTCGTGGTCACCGAGCGGATGGAGAGCGTGGCCGAGGCCCAGTTTGTCACGTCGTTGTTCCTCTGCGCCGCGATCAGCTGGTTCATGAACTCGGTGAAGAACTGGTGGATGACCGAGGTCTGCTGCGTCTCGATGGTGACGTGCGCGTTGTCGCCCTTGATGCTTGACACCATGATGGCCCCGTCCGCCGCCACGTCGTGCACCGTGCGGACCGTGGTCATGGCGACGACGATGCGCGTCGTTCCGATTGGGCCGGAGAACGACATCGCGGGAACTAATGGAGACGCGAACGCGATCACGACATCCCCGAAACTGTACACGCCGCCGGTTGGTTGCGCCATAATATGTTTCTCCTGTTCCTAGAACTGGACCTGCAAATTGATCTGGACGGACTGAATTGCGCCCGGAGTGTTCACGCAGACGTAGATCGGCATCCCCTGTCGCGCCTGCTGCGCAGCCGAAGTCTGCGTGGCGAACGATGCCGCGAACACCGTGTATCCATTCGTGAGCGCCTGCCCGTTCGTGATCCCGATGGTGCCGCCGGTCCCGTTCGGAAGCTGGATCGTCGCGCCGCCCCACACTCCCGGCTGGATGAACCCGACGGCGCCCAGCGCGTCGCACGCCTGGTTGACGGCGTGGATCAACAATTGTTCGCCGGCGTTGTCCTCGGGAACCGCGGGAAGCAGCGCGAGCGCGTTCGCCACGTTGTATTGAATCTGCGCTTTCAGGACATTGAGGAAAGTCACGAAGTCTGAAAACCAATTCGTCCGGCCGCTGATCCCCGGATACACCCAGGCATAGGCGTTGTTGAAGTTGCCGTAGATGTTGCAATTCTTCGACAGTATGTTTTGGTACTGCTGCAGGGTGAGCGGCTCCGGGGTCACTCCGACCAGCGTCTTGAAGGCGAGCGTGTAGTAGCTCCCGGCCAGTCCGGTGTTCAACCCCATCTCCAATCCCATCATGCCGGCGGCCGCGTAAACGTTGTTAGGGGCGGTCCCGTTTTGTGTGGTCGAGTAGATGCCGGTCACGTTCGAGAGGCTGTTGGCCTCCATGTAGCTGGCCACGTCCGTCGATCCGGATTGGTACGGAGATTGAGAGATCGCCACCGTGGACGACGCCCAATAGTATTTCGCGGGCGGCGAGATGCCTTGGACGAACGTGGCGATGGCCTCGTGGTCAGAGTCGGCGGCGGTCGTGGACGTGCAGCCGTACCACGTGCCGTTCGCGTTGCGCAGGTACGCGAAACACGCTTCCGGGGTTTCCCCGATGGCCGTGACGTCGACGTACAATCCGCTCGCGGCGGGGTTCGCGACGGTCACGTTCGCTGTTGCCAGATCCGTTCCGGTCGTGTAACCCGTGCCGTCGGAAGTGAGCACCGGCGCCAAAGTGAGCGGAACTCCGCCCGCCGCGACTGTGAGTATCTCCGCCTGCCCCGTGACGTTCGGGGGTGACCCCTGAAGCACCTGCACTATGTCCCCGGCGGTGTAATTCGTTCCCGCCGCCCCGGAATGGGGAATCAGCGTTTTCAGTGAAGACGGGTTTTGCAGGCCGACGAACACCAACTGCGCGGCCTGATTCTGCGAGAAGTAGATGCCCGCCTCGATGTACTCGGGCGACGTGAGCAGAAATCCAGCCGCGATCATTGCGGAGGACCAATCCCCCTGCGAGAACTGCAGAATCCTAGAATTAGCCGCCGCGTATCCGCTGGCAACCGTCGTCCCGGTTATGAGCCCGATGTTGTACGTGGGCGCGGTCACGGCTATGCCCTGCGTGGTCACGGTGATAGGAACGACCAAACTCAATGGAAGCGCGGTGCTGGACATTATGATGCTCCTTTATGCTTGGTGTAAATGTTGACGGTCACGGGATCACGAGCGTGGTGCCATCGTCGGTGATGCCGACCTGGTTGCGGCGGGCCAGCGGAGACGGGCCGGACTTCACCCCGGTCAGCGACTCTATGTACTCGTTCAGCCTCTGGCTTGCCGCCTGGACCGCCCGGCTGTACGGGGCTGCGGCCAGCTGCGCGGCAGCCACGGCGTCCTTGAGGCTGGCTATCTTCTCCTGCTGCTCCTGCGTGAGTGGTATGACTCTCATAGTCGATTCCTCAGTGGACGATGCACAAAAAGTCTGGATCGCTGCCGGTCCTGTAAATCTCCCCGGCGGACAGGCCGCCGTCAACCGCCTCCGCGTTGTCGGCGTAAGTCGGAGGCAAGATGCTTAAACTCAGGGCGGTGACTTCCATCGGACCAGAGAGTACGCTTGGCGCTGTGCTTCGGGATTTAATGAAATAACGCGTTGCGCCGTTGATGCCGTAGTCTGACCCATTACTCTCCGGAAAAACGTAAATTCCTATAGCTTCTCCCGTCGAAGGATCTGCGCTCACGCCTTCTATGTAAAGAGCGGCCCCGAACTGAATTCCGGAAGGACCGGTTCCTCGCCCAGAAACATTCTGTCCTACAGCTATGTCGATGGCAGCGCCAGCGCTAACCGTGCCACCATTGTTCCACACGCCAAAGAAGCTGCCAAACAAATGTGCGCCGGCGACTGTAGCATCTTCCGCGAAAACATCTGCGGCATAGCCGGATGCCACTGCATCCGACGAACTGCTTGCAACTACGGCTTGCGTATAATTACCATACGACCCACATGGTGACGCTACACTAGTGGACATTCCTATGATGTACGTGGCCAGATCGGAACAGTATCCTCCGGTCTGCAATACTGCGCCTATATCGCCATTGCCAAACCCAGCCGGAACGATTGCGTTAACCGAATTGAGGCCGGGATAGATTAAAGATTGCAGATACTCCGGCAATGCGGAGAGACTTCCAAAAGTAAACAGCCCATCGAGGTCGACGATGTTCCCGTCCTCGTCGATCGTGGCCGAGGAGCCGGAGAACAAGCCGTTGTCGTTGAACTGGATCGCGCCATCAGTTCCCTCCGGTGAACCGCCGAGCGCGGCTATCGCCTCGGCCGTGAGGCTCACGTCCTGGTCGTCGTCCCGCACGGCGTAGACCAGGTCGGCGGGTTGGGCCGCCCCGCCGGGGGTGAGGTTGATTATCTTCTCGCTGAGCGCCGTCGGCATAGTTTTATCCAGAAAGCCCGAGCGTGGTCTCCCCGTCGGACAGCAGCAAGCCGCCGCCGCTCGACAGCAGGAGCACGTTCTCCAATTCCGATTCCAGCGGAACCACGAAGTCCGCGACCAGCCCCGCCTCGCCCTCGTAGACCTTGACCTCGACCGAGGCCATCGCCGGTATGACGAGCGGCTCCTGCACGTACTCGTTGAACTCCGCCTCGAAGTCCGTCCGCTCCCACCACTCGCCGTCCGAGTAGTACGGAACCCTGCGCGGGGTAGGAGTGTCAGGCACCCAGTAGAGCGCCAGCCCGAGGGCCGCGAACGTGTCGTGCACCTGCTGCGTGTACAAGGCGGACTCGAACTGCCGCGCCCGGTCGAACGCCAGCTGCGGCCCGTAGAACTCCCAGTACGTCCTCCAGACGCGCGTGTAGCTCGTGAGCAAGACCAGGGTCTGCGGCGGGTTGTTGGCGTCGTTCGGGTTCGGCAGCAACTGGCGGTTCCTGACGCGGTTCACCGGAGGGACGTCGGTCAACTCGCAGCGCAGGTAGACGATCTCGTCCGTCGCCGCGTTGAACGGCTGCCCCCGCCTCTGCCATCCGACCCTGACCGTGTTGTAGACCGTTTGAGGTATCGGCGGAGTCGGAGTGTTCGGGATCGGGATCATGCCGAGGGCCACGGCGGTCAACGTCTGCATCGCGGGCTGGATCGTCTGCGGCGTCAATGGAACCGGGTAAGCGCTCACTTGGAATAATCCCTCAGCGAGATCACGACGATGTAAGCCACTACCGCGATTCCGGAGAAGATCATCGCGCCGAGAATCCAAGGCATCACGCGCCCAGAATCCTCGCTGCGAGGCCCCACCAATAGCCCCTGCTGGAATAGTCGCGCACCGCGACGATGCGGTACAACTCACCGTGGTACATCAGCAAATCGCTCGTCGCCGGATTCCCGTTAGTGTCCTGTTCCCGCGTCACGTAAATCGGCAGTTCGCAGTTGATCGTGATCGCTCCGTGGATGTGATCTGCGTCCGGCTGCGCGTCCACGACTTTCGGATCGGCGATGGTGACGTTGCCGTAGTAATTCAAATTCGTGTACTTGTCGTTCCATCCGCCCGGACCCCACGCCCCGCCGTTGCTGCGCTGAATCACGAACGGTTCGGCTGTAAGTGGATTGTTGCATGTGAAGGAGAGGTCCATCTACTTATTGCACGCTATCGGTTAGCGAAGTAAACCGTCCAAACTCATCTTGTGGAACTCGAATAATAGGATGGCGACCTTCAGCGTATGCCCGCTTCAAAGACTCTGAGCGCTTCTGTTTAGTCTCCTCAGATTGTTTCTTGCCTTTGTGAGATAGCGAGAGATTAGCCCGCCATTCTGCCGAATGAGTCTTGCCTTTATTCCAAGCAGTTTGACCTTTTTTCCATCTAGTCTCTTTCCCGGCTTCTGCGAGAATTGCTCCAGTATTATTGCGAATAGACGCTATCCTGATCTTTTGACGCGTTGAGGGAGAAAGAGGGGCGCGCTTACGCCCGCGCTGCCATGCTCCTATTTTTTCTCGAGTCTCGGCAGAAATAACTCTTGTAAAGAGATACTGCCGCAACTTCTCTTTAGTCTTTTCAGACATAGGAAGATGCTTGGAAGAGGCCCGCATCCTCGCCTTTGTCTCTTCCGATGCTTTCTTCCCGAGGTGCGAGCGCCGGTTTTTCTCGATTACCTCAGGCGCGGGATCACATACTCCATCACCGCCAGCAGTGAGGTTGTACCCATGAGGAGCCTTAGAATTTAATAGTGCGATGTAGTATTTTTCTTTCTGGTTCAACTCTTCAAATGAAGAAGCGTGGTCAATAATAGAGAACTCGAACGAGCGCGTTCCATATTTTTTTATCGCTCCATGAATTGCTGTCAATCTCTTTCTAGACGTTGGAGCATTCAGGTGCTGCTGACGGCGTTTTGCAAGTGTATGCTTAGTAATCCCAACATATAACTTGCCGTTAACCATGTTCCTGATACGGTAGACAATCACTTTGCTCTCTCGCCTAACAACCAAATTATACTTTGTCGCAAGGCACCTGTGTCTATGTTTCTCCGGCTCGAACCCTTGCGGCGAATTGTAGCGGCGGCGTTCGGCGGCCAGTTGTTGCGCGGGTCTGTGAAAAAATTGCGTACGACGTTCTGCCCAGCCATGCCCGCTCGCTTCATGTATGTAACCGCCTGCGCCCTTTTCCCGTCCAACTGCAAACTTGCAGCCTCGCGCAGTTCGGGGATGATCTTGTCTTGATCTAACTCGATCGCCGGTTCGATGATCGGCGTCGGCGGCGTGTGGTACGCCATGCTGCCGCGCGACTTGATGTACAACTCCTGTGCCGCATTGTATGACACGTTGCGGTTCAGCATCATCGCGCCCATGATTCGGCGGGCGTCTATCGTTCTCACGCCCTTGGTTAACAGAAACGCCAATTCTGCATTCGTGATGTCCCCGCCTTTCCGAGACGGGCTCGCTTCTGGAATCCCGACATAAACAGCTAAGTCCTCGATCCCGCGTATGTTCTTCGCGGCCTTCACCGATCCATCTAAAACAGTCTTCACTTGGATGTTAGGCTTGAACACGATTCACCGAACATACATCGGCCCGATCCCTATGATGCGGGCGAGCGTGGCTAAATTTTGTCCGTAAATTGTGAGGTTCCACGCTGCGAACTCTTCCAAGTCCGGTGGCTGCACCGATTGGCTCACGTCGCCAGCCGACTGACTGACCAAGATACCAGAAGCCAATCCGCTGCGCGCTATCGCGCCCGGCGTGGTTCCCGCGTTCCCCTCTGACTCCATGTAGAGCGTGGCGAAGTGCGCGATGAACAGCGCCATGCCCATCAACCACTGGTCCTGCCAGCGGGCGAAGTTTATGGAGGCACTCGCCAGATTCACATACATCTGCAAGACCGCCGGAGGGAGCACCAAGTCGTACACCGGAGGGCTGCCGTTCGCGGTTCCAAACTTCGGATAGACATTCAAAAAATCGCTGATCAAGTATGGCGGGTTGCTGCCGAACACCAGGTTCTGCGCCTGCGTGATAGAACCGGCGAAGGCGTTGTTCTGGCATCCCCCGTTCCACCACACCGTCAGCAGCGTTTGTATGTCCGGGCCTTGAGACATTTAGGCCATCGCCCTCTTGCTCTTGGATTTATGCGCCGTTGCTGCTTCTGGAGCATGAGCGATATCCGTTAACTGCCCTCCGAGAATCGGATTGCTCTTTGTGGCCGCAGAAGCGATAGCTTCACCGGTGGCTATGTCGGCTGCAATTCCTAGTCCTGTGTTTATAACTCGGCCATCTGATACTACCGCTAACGCCTCTGCCGCCGACAGCGTCGCTGCTATCCCGGCCACGTCTTGAGCCGTGCGCTTGACTTCTGCGGGAGCAGGGGCGGGAACTATGATCACGTCGTGCTCCGCCAGCGCCCATTTGAACATCTGATCTTCTCGAACCCATTCTGGCACGTTCACCGCCCCGCCATAGGCGTTCGAAGGCAAGAGTGGCGCCGAAGGGTTCACGGCTGGCCGGACTTCGACGAAGGCCACACCTTCGGCCGTCGCCCGCGAACCTTTGTTGAAGTTTTCTTGCAGCGCGTCTACCAGTCGGATTGCGGGGTTGTTAAACCTGTATGCTTTTCTCGCCATGATCCACATGATTCAATTCTCCTTTTTCAGCGTGTGTTGCTGACTGCGCCCGCCGACGGAGCACGAGGTCCGCGCCTTCCCTGAGAAGGGAATATGGCCTTTTCCAGTTAGGATGAGTCACCGTGTGCGCTTTCCTCGTTGCCCAGTCGGCGAGCGTCGCCAAGTCGTGATCAGTGAAGTCGTCAGCCTGCTCGTTCAGCAGGTCGAAGAGCCGGTTCTGCATGTCGCGCTCCTCTTCATCCGGGTAAGCGCCCGGTCGGTTTTAGATGCCGTCGTAGTATGCGATCGGCTGGTAATACATAGGCTTTACCACGCCGATCTGCCCGCCATACAACGTCTCGTAGGCTCCGCCGCCGGTGACGGTCGGAACGGTCATGACGCGTTGTATCGGCACGGGGATGTCCATGTAGATTTTCTTCTTGTCCGCGACGTAAGCCACCATGCGGTCCGTGGCGGACTGTCCGGCGCCAGAACACCAGCGGGAGGGGAAAATCTTCAGGTTCACGCCCTGCGTCTTGGCGATGTTGTTGGCCAAGATGTAGGTCAGAATCGAGACTGTTCCGGCCGTGCTCACCAGTGCGTTGGCGATGAGCGTGAACTGAGCCGGGGGAATCAGTATCTGGTTCGCCATGCCCGTCACGTCATAGTTCGAGGCAGCCCAGGTCGCGAGAACGGCGGTGTTGACGTCGTTCATGATGGCCTGGATGCCAGCCTGCGTTCCGAGCGCCAGCTTGGCCGCCCAGGTGGTCGCGGCGGAGACCGTGGCGACGGCGCTGGCCGTCACGTTCGAGTTGTTCACCAGTCCGGGATAAGACGGCGTGCTCCCGGCCGAAGCGATTGGCCCGATGTAGGTCTGCTGGTCCAGGGACTTGTTCCAGTTCAGGCGCAGGCAGTTGTCGTAGAGGTTGTCGAGCGAGCGCCCGATGTTCTGCGATTTCTGCATGTCGACGAACGTCACGCGGGCCTCGTTGAACCAGTTGAAGACCCGGTAGATGTCCTTCGTGATGTTGGCCTGGGCGACGGGGATGGCGGTCGATTCGCCAGCCTGTATGCCGTAGCCGTTGCCGCCGCTGATCTGGTAGTCGGCGAAGTAGTTCGAAGAGAACTCTACCCAGCCGCCGCCAGAGTCGACGGGTATGTCGCGCATCCACGTAACGGATGTCAATGGTTCGTGCACCGTGGGATCGCGCTTTTCCAGTTCAGCGATCAGGAAGGCCAGACCGCCCGCGACGGCGGCGTCAGAAGCTTGGAGCCGCAAAGCTCCAGACCGCAACGCCCCCGCAGCGTCCATGAGGCGTCGCGCCGCCGGAATGCCTGCCCGGCTCGCCACTTCGCCCCGCTGA